ATAGCGTAAAAAAAGAATAATCCAAACAGGGGCGCAGTATAGCGTTTATTTCTTTTTGTAGGCTACAGAAATAATAAAAAGAATTAATTCTTGCACAAACTTCTTAAGGGAATACTAGGTGCGTTAGCCACAAGACACATACGCAAAGGCGAAAACAAGAGATAATTAAGGAGATTGAAAAAAGGAAAGTGGCTTGCTAAGGGTGAGCGAATGAATATATTTAAGGCAACACAAAACTACTGCGATTTGAATTATCTGATAGACCTAGAAGATAAGATACCTATATTTCTAGCATCAGTTGGGTCGCATATATTTAACAGTATGAACAAATGTGCTACCTGTGATTTTACAGAAGGGGAAGAGTTTGTAATCGAACCCTGTCCTATGAGACACCCTAATGCCCCATTCTATACACCCGGAGCGAGAGCAGCCGACACACGCCTACATATATTAATGAGAGGTATGAAAGGTTCGGGTAAGTCAATCTTAATCGACACATTCTTAGCACAAGGTACAGGTCTGCTTTGGAATGCAAAAGGATTTAAGGGAGAAGGTTTCCGAACCATGATAGGACCTAATAGTGTGACCGAAGCAGGTATGTTCGGCTCGGTAAATGAAGATGGTATAGTTGTAGGCAGACCGCTTGCACGTGAGATGTGTGGTGGATTCTTAGGGTTTGAAGAGTTTAGCAGTTTGGTAGATGCGGGAAATAAAGACCACAGCACAGATATGATGAATCAAATGCTTACCTCAACAGATAATGGTCGTGTGAATAAGTCAATGCGAAGTGGATGGGTGAGATACACAACCCGATATACTGTATGGGGTGGAACACAACCCGGTCGATTTGAATTAGAATCCGGTCTTGACAGAAGGTTCTTTATTATAGATATTGACATGAATCCTCAGAAAGAATTAGCATTCAAGAGGGCTAACCAAAAACAGGCTAATATGTCTCACGAACAGCGATTAAAGATAAATGCACTTAGAGAAGTTATAAGAAGATTTTTGCTAGAACGTCAAATGGAGGCTATATTAAATCCCCCTGTTCAGGTCCGCTTCGGACAGGATGTTCAGGATTGGTTAGAAAATAAAGATGTTAGGTCATGGGAAGCGGATTTATTTAGGAGATTAATGCTAGGGTATTGGATGATGCAAGAAACATATAACCCAATGCCGGTCTTTGAAATAACAATAAATGATGAATTAAGAAAATATCTTGATGATGCGCTTAGGATGAGAAGAACAGTAATGGATGCAGATATGGAGTTAATAAAATCAACCTTTTGGAATCGTGATATGCCTAAGTCCACCCTCGTAAAGGAAGTTGCCAAAATGGTAACTAACGGAGACTATCAGACAGCAAAGAGGTGGATTGAAGAGTCATTAGAAGGTAATTCATGGTATAAAGAGTTCAAAACAGTTAAAGAAGGTAGGGGCAGAAAGGGTGTTATGTGCCGAATAGGGTACGATACCCCACCTGCGAGAAAAAAGCCGGAATTACAATGGGGAGAATGGTCAGGTGTTGAACAATGAAAACAAGAAAACTAATAGAAGAAAAATTAATTCGTTTGGGTCCTAAAGGAGATTGGGCTGACGCTCTTAGATGGGTTCTTACACCACCCGACTGTCCTATGTGTGAAGCACCTAATAAAGTTGAATTAGAAATGAAAGTGTATAGAGGTGAAACTACCGCTTCTTTCTTAGAACAGAAATATGGTTGGCTACCCGGCTCAGTAAATGTTCACTTAGCAGACCATGAAGATTATGACCCACTAAAGGCAGGGCTTATAGAAGCCATGAGACAAGACACAATAAATACTGTTAATCTAGCAGAAAATATGGCTCAAAGACTAACAACGTGGATTGATGAATTAGAAGCACAACGGTCTGCTGAGTTTATTGATAGTGACTTTATTGCTGATGCAACTAGGCTTACAGCACAACTAGGTGGTTACCTCAAATTAGCAGGGCAATTAAAGAAGGAGATTGGTGTGGATAATCAATTGCTATTAGCACAACGTCAATTAGATGAAGTAATGTATGTATTAGTAGATACACTGAAAGAACACCCTAAGTTACTAGACCAAGTGGAATTAAGAGTATCAACAATGAAAGCACCTATTATTGAGGTTACAAATGACAAAGTATAAGTTTCTTGATGCAGATATTGAGTCACTAGATTCCGATATTGATGTTATCGCTGATATGTTACCGAAGGTTGGTAGGGAAAAGTGGCGTAAGAGAAATAAACACTTAGCAACGAAACCCATACCAACTGAGGTATTCCCAACGCTTGTGAATCTTATGATTGAGGATAGTATTAGGTTTGTTTTTAATGATGAGGGTTATCAATGGTATCATGGTGAATACAAGGTCACAACTACCGCTATTCGTGAAGTATGGGGTTTGACGGAACATCAGTGGAGGCGTTTTCAACGCTATGTTTATAAGGGCTGGCCTGTCTGACTTATTATGTACGAACATGAGGCATGGACTGAATATATGCTAGATAGTTTGGAGGAAGAATATATGGATAAATATGGAGAATTAGATTGCATACCTGTTAAATGGAATAAAAGGGCTTGGAAATATAGAGATAAAGATGCTTATAGCGTGGTTGCTGTGATGCCCGGAGCAATTCTTGAAGAAGGTAAAGAATATTTGCTAGATGATTTAGTTAGTAATTGTGGAGGCAAGCACACACCTCTTATTATAGGTACATCAGTAACTTTGCCCGATTTGGAAGATAGAGACCACCCACTACCAGAAACAGGTGGGCGACATGATTTATTCTTCGCATTTCACGATTTAGATATTACTAGAGTTGCAGTACCCCGTCTTGCTTATGGCATTAGATGGTGGTCAGACGTTGTTGATAACGAGTGGAATAAAATGCCTCTGAAACACAAAGCAAATTACCGTGAGCATACTATATATCCCGATTATGTCTTTGAATCAATAGGTTATGGAGATGGCGTATATGACGAAGGACAGGAAGAAGAATGAGTTTTCTTGGAAAGGTTATTGTATTGAATGCTGTAAGTGGAGGCATTCTAGGCACACAATTCAGCATCTCGAATCAGGAGAATTAAGATGCAGAATATGTATTACAAGACTTTTAATAATATGCTCTGTATGTAATGGTGGTGGTATTATAACTCATAAAGAAGGAAAAGAATCATGTGCCGAATGCGGAGGCCATAGGGTAATACCACAACAACCGGTAGGGAGAGTGAAATAATGGGTGTAATAATTTACGCAGGTGATGATGCTTCTTTTAGGAGTGGAGACTATATTTTGATGTATGGTGAACTGACATCACCCCCCACAGCACCGGACACTACTTATATTTTACATTGTGAATCATTCCCCCTATCTATGGCGAAAGAATGGGCTAATCTAGTAACATATAGGCTTGTAGTGATACCTAGAAAGGGAATTAAAGGTGTTCGTGAAGGGGATAATATTATTATTCATAAATCCGCTAAGAAGGGTAAAAATAACTATAATTCACCAATTAATGCTATGATGAAGTGGTCTGATAGAAACAGGGCATGGAAATCTATGAACCCTGTTCCTCTAGCACTAGCAGAAGCATTCCATAGGGTCAATAGACCGCAGGGAATTGAAGAACAACGTATAGTTAGTAACGCAAGGTATCAGATGGATGAGGTATATGCTAAAGCCGCATTAGTTTTTGGTACAGAACCGATTCACAGTCATGTCTCATGGCCTAAGAAGAAGATAAAGGATGATTCTATAATCCCCTTCGGATTCCGGTCTACCGATGTTTATGCAGATATAATCGTTGCTAATGCCCCCGAAGTAAGAAACAAACTAAGAACGATTGACCAAGCACCATCTACTATTAAGAAAACTAAGGAGTCCTTGATAGAATGGCTTTAGATATAATTGTGTTCGCACTTCTTACACCTCTTTGGTCTTTATTAATAGTAATATTACTTAGATTTATAAACCTCTTTACTAATATTTTACCTACAAAAATCTCTGGCGAACTATACGTCAATGAAGAGTCCTCAGAAGATTTAATGGACTACGCTATGTGGTTGGAACAGTAAAGTTTATCAAGGATTACCTCACCCCACACGGTAGTGTCATATAATGGGCGGAAGAGAAAGTCATGGGGTTCTGAAGGAGAAAAAGGACAATTGACCGGATATTATATGGGAAGAAGAACGAAAGGTGTAAGAATGGCGGCGTACAATGCAAGAATAAGAAGAGAACTTATAAATATATTATGGGAAGTGGATGAAGCATTGACCAAACAAGAATTAACAACACATCTTATGAACAGACTTAATTTACTAAGCACACCTAGCCCTATCTCTTTAGGTACTATATTATCCCGAAACCCTCAAGTTAATTCAGAAAAGTCTGTAATTATAACAACAGGTGATGGTAGGAGAAGGCGTGTACCACAGTATGAAGTTAATTTTGAATTGATTAGGGATTATGATGATATTGTTTTCACCTTACCCTTCAATGCTTTGAGTAAAGAAGAAGCAGAACACGCTAAACAATGTACCAAATGCGGTAGGAAAAGATATTTCACAGAAACTATGGATTATTGCTTAGAATGTACCCGTTGTCCTAAATGATTATAAAGAAACACGCTTAGGGTGTGTTATGAACATCTTTGTCCTAGACGAAAACCCACGAAAAGCCGCTAGTATGATGTGCGACAAGCATATCCCTAAAATGATTGTTGAGTCATATCAGATGCTAGGTAGCGCATTACTACGTCATGGTGCAGACCCAGAATCTATGCCACTGACCAAAAAAGGAACGCCACTCAAAGGCGGTTATCCTAATCACCCATGCACTATCTGGTCAGGAGATTCATCATCTAATTGGTGGTGGCTTCACAAACACGCAGAGCAATTATGTTGTGAATATACACTTCGCTTTGGTAAAACTCACTTTTGCGAACAAGGTATCTATGACCTATCACAATTACAGATAGACGATGGTGATACCTCAGACTATGCTTGGGCTGAAATACCTAACATTGGTTTTACACCATACGCTCAGGCTATGCCCGATGAATACAGAGATGATAACGCAGTTACAGCATACAGACGCTACTATCACAGCAAATCATTCGCTAAGTGGGAACGTGGGCGACCAGAACCTATATGGTGGCAGACATGGAAATATTTTCCTAACGATGGACTTAAAGAGGTGGAACAATGAAAGTAATTTGGGCTGAAAAATATAGACCACAGAAGTTGGATGAAGTATTATCACAGGATTCGGTAGTATCTGAAATGCGAGCGATTGTAAGTGGTGATGCACCGATGCAACATTTCTTATTCCATAGTCCTGAGCCGGGTAGTGGTAAGACAACTATGGCTCGTGTCATGGCAGATGAATTACTTTTCCAACTTCATGAGTTCAATGCTTCGACTAAGAAACAAAGGGGAATAGATTTCGTTGAAGATGATATAGGACCTATGTCTCGTATCGGACAGTATGAAACTATATTCCTTCTTGACGAGGCAGATAGGATAACACCGACAGCACAAGACGCACTAAAAGGAGTTATAGAAAACGCTCAAGGATTTTTCATACTTACTTGTAATGATTTGAACAAAGTATCTCCTTGGCTCAAGTCAAGGTGTCAAGTCAGAACATTCAATCCGATACCCGATGATTTAGTTATGGAGCGTTTGAAACATATCTGTGTTATGGAAGCGGTAGAGATGACTGAGGAAGATTTAACAGTAATTATCAATAAGCATGGTGGTGATATGAGAAATGCTATCGGTGCATTACAAGCAGCCTCTTATCTATCCCCTATTGACCGAAAAGGATTCATAGCATCTATCAGTACGCCTGAGATTAATGCAGGTTCAGTTTTGACCCTGTGTCTTAAGATGGGTAATGTTCCCGAAGCGGTCAAGATATTAAGTGGAGCCCCTGCACGTGAGGCTATTCATCAAGTATTCCTAAAAGCGATAGACGCTAATATGAGCGATTACAAAAGTAAGATGTTAGTTGTTGAGGCAGCCATTCAAGCACGAAGAGACCTAATAAATGGTGTTCCCGAAGAATATGTAATTTGGGAGTTTTGCAGGTTTATAAGCCAATAAAACAAAAGTATTATAAGGGGTAACGGGGTGCGTGAAGTAGTAACAAACGGTGATTAAAAATGTCCGATAACAAAACGATAAATACAGATGAAATAATAAGAGACCTTGCGTCCAACTTGGGGGTTGGAGAAGAAAGGTTGCGATTGAAAATGGCGGAAGTCCATGCTGAGAATACAGCATCATGGTCTTCTAGCGGCAAAGATGAGACAACACAAACTGTCTTATCTGCTAGAGTTGCTGGTCGTCAATTAAAGATGATTAGTGAACGCCTAAAGAAGAGTGGATTAGAACAATTCGAGGGAATGTTTATCCGTGTCCCGCCTTACAAAGACTGGGCTCAAATTGCTTACAATAAAACAGAACGTGAATTAACTTCAAGAGGAAATGTTGAAGATGCTTTAACACAGGCTCAAATTAGAAATGGTGCTTTAGTATATTACGAGGCTAGTGGTGCGGGTTACACTCGCTATGCTAATAGTGGTATTATATCTAGAGGTAGTATGACTAATGAAATAGATGAAGCAAGTGTAACAGAGTTACCTAGAATCCACAAAGAATTACCAAACGGAGATGCTTTCTATCTAATTTGGAATAACACAACACCGACTTTCCCAAGCGGTGATGCTAACTTCAAGTATGGAGCACCACGCCCTATGTCTGAGAAAGAAAGAACATCATCCTTCTTAGGTCGAAAGGTTGGTACTAATGATGAACCTTCACTTATTAGTGTACGGTCAAGCGGTAAAATGGCTGATACTCAGTACGCTAGTTTCCTACCCGGCTCAATAGGATTAAGACCAGGTAGGGATGGTAAAGTTGCTTATGCTAAAGAATTAAGCGACCTTGTACCTAATGAAGAAGTGGCGGGAATATTCTCAGCACCACCTATGACTATGACGGAATCTGGACCAGCAGGTATCGTGCCGGATATGCTAAACGGTCTATACCCTAACGGCGGATTACTACCTTCTTTCGCAACACTAGAACAATATCATACAGACCACAAAGACGATAAAGATTGGTGGGACCAATGGGTCGGTTGCGTTGGTGAAGTTGTTCATATAGACCCAAGAGAACGTGGTGGATATATTGTAACACTAGGAGACTTAGATATTACATCAACTGCTCCCGGAATTGATTTAGTCATACCAAAGGCACATGAGCACTTACTAACCTTCGGGATTGGTTCGCAGGTTCTAGTGGTCGGGCAGACATACAAATCTAGAGATGACGAAATGAGATTTACAACACATGGTTGGTGGTGCGTGGATTCTATCGAAGCAGTATCAGTCGATGCTGAATCATGGGAGGACTAAGCATGGCTTGGGCTCAACCGGCGGCAAAGGGGGCGAAAGCCTCCGCCGCTCCTTCTTATACTGTGGACCATTATAGGGATTTATTCAACAAGAACGCTGAGCGTAAGTTATTATCCACACCTATACGCATGGCTTTAGTCGGTAAAGAAAACACCGCTAAGACTGGTCTTGCATTATCACTAGCGAGAACACCAAAGGAAATTAAGGATGGTAAAAAGGTCATTATATTTGACTTCGATAATTCAGCCGAAGCAACGGTCAGATTTGTTTGTCCCGATGACCCTAATGTAATTGTTCTTAAATTATTTGATGAAACAGATGACTCTATATTTGAAGAAGATGGAGTAACAGTATCGTGGCATGGTTTAGTAAAAAAGGTCAAAGCATTCGTTACAATCGCTGGAGATTTATGTGAAGATGGTGAAGTTGCCGCAGTTATTTGTGATGGTGGCTCAACATATCTTAAGTGGTGCGAGTTTAGTATGCGTGAATCATTACTTGCTAAAGGAGTAATTGATGACGAAGGAGATTCATTCAATCAAAAAGAATGGCGTGAGCGTAATCAGACATACCGAGATACATTATACCGTATTCAAGCACTTCCGGTAGATAGAGTATTCTTTACTTTCCATCTGAAAGACCATAAACAATATCTAGGTGATGGTGGAGGCAAAAAAGTTCTTATGAAAGTTGGTGAAAAACCGGATTGGGTAGATGGAACACAACGTAATATGAGCCAGCAGATATTCTTAGCGAGATACACACAAAAAGGTGATGAGGCCGCAGGTGTCAAAGCAGACAAAACTCTTAAAGAAGGTGAGTTTGTTGTTCGTGCTGTCATAGAGGAAATGAAAGGAACAGGCAGTGAGTTTGTTGGGACTTCACATGACGTATTGAGAATTAAAGATAACAAAGTAACATGGAACGGTCTACCGGACATGGGGTTGGTATGAATGTGCAGTAGGTGTGGAAGGTCTAACAGACTGATGACTACTATGACCTATAATAATGATGGTAAAAACTTTCTTTGTAATCATTGTTTCGGGGAGTTGATATAATGTCTGATAAAACTAATCAAGTCGCTAGGGACTTGGACAGAATGTTTGTAGAGATAAGACAACTGCAAGATGAGATGTGGGAATTAAAAAACTCTATATCGGTCATAGCAGAAAGATTGGCTAGGGAAAATGATGAACCTCTGTCAAAATGGACATAATCTTTATAAGTGGTAACTAGGTGGATTCAAATATGTTAGTCAAGACGGGAAACCTCAAGAGATTATTAGAAGTAACAGCGAGAAAACAATTTGTGAATGCAAAACCTCAACAGCAGGTTATAGGCTGTGTCATTAGACCCAACGGGGATAGTGCGAACACCACAAGTCTAGTTAGAGATGGCAAGACGAGTCTTGGTAAGTTTTCAATCCCCTGTTCATGGTCAGAAAATGAAGATGCAATAGTTATCCCCGACATTGATAGAACACTAGGAGTTCTTTCAGCACACAGCGGAGATGTAACCCTAACACAATTAGGTGGTTCACTAAAGATTAAGAGCAACGGTAAGCAAACAACATTAGTTGCAGAGCCGGGTAGCCTAGCGTTCCCACACAGTCAAGAAACAATTGCACAGTGGGAAGAGAAATCTGTAAATATGTCTAATCAAATAGACGTTGATGCCGGATGCTATATCATGCGTGATGGGTCTAAAAGACTACCTATGCACATGACTGAAACATCATCTAACCTTCTTCATGAGGCTTTAAGATGTGATAACATGAATGGTCAGAAACTTAACCAATATACCTTTCAGCACGACGGTAAAGAAACATTATACGTTCTAACCGGTAGCGATTTGAAAGGGCAGACTGAGACAATACTTAATGAAGATACACCTTTCCAAGAGGATTTTTCAACAACCTTTGAAGGTGGATTAGAGCAAATGCTATCTAACTATGATGGTATGGTCAATCTATACTTCATAGACTTCCGACCAGAAGGACAGGGTATCAGACTATTACTTGTATTCGACAATGGTGATTGGGTATTCCAAGCAGCAGTTATTAAGAGGTGAAGTTCATGGAATTACACGAAGTCAAATACTATACAGGCGACCCCTGTTATGTTATAGAAGATAATAGATGGCATGAGTTTTGTGAATTACTTTGGGCTGAGCAAAACTCACATCACGAAGCAACATTGAATTGGACTATGAACAAAGGTACTCTTTCAGAAGAAACATACACAATAGAAGTATATCCGTCTCCCGGAGGTGATGGTTGTTGGTATTTCAGTTCCGGTGAAATGGGAGTTGATGCAGGTTTATTGGCTATCGTTCCTATCGAGTGTTGCCACGAAAACCCTACCAGTTTGGGTATATTACATAAGTCAAAACCTACCTTAGAAGTGGATGAAAATTCCGGTAAAGTAACGCTTAACGGAGAACTAGATGGTTCATGGATGATTTGTAATTGTGGTTCAGAAATTAGAGCAAATGATACTTGGGATTGTGAACATTGTTATGAACCACAGTGCGACGATTGTGCAGGTGAATGCTGTGATGGAGATGAAGAAGAATGAAATTAATAATACCCGTATCGACTTCAACAGGTATAACTTGGATAGATGTAAGAGATATATCAGCATTAACAGAACCCTTCGACAATGAACCATTCCTAATTCACATGACCTCTGGCACTATATTTGAATCAGGAGATATATTACCTCTATTTGAGGCTTGGAAAAAACACAACAGAGGATGTGATGCAGAATGAGTTTAGAAAGACATATAATAAGAACACCACTAAAAAAGAGATATGGCGCACCGCCTTTCAGCATACTAGATGCTCGTCAAGGTTATTGGCAAGACAGAAAGCGTTGGTGGACTCGTAAAGGTATTCGTTCAGAATTAGGTAGGGGTGAAGCACTTATCGCTATGTCAAAGTCGAACATGAAGTATATGTTTGGTAAAAAGGAATATGATTTCGACCAATTACAAAAAGAAGGCTTTCTTCTAACAGATGAAGAAGTATCGGTAGGTGGAGATTCAAAAGGTAATGCTAAGACATTCGCTATTGGAGACAAAGCAACGTGGAATGAAACTAAGAAAGATACTAGAGCAATACCCGGAGGAGGAACAGGTAAAAATAGTGCATGGCTTCATAAGAATGAGGATGGTACAACAAGTGCCGCCCTAAAAGAAGATGATGGCTTTCAGAAAAGAGCAACAGGCACTTCTATATTCGACCCTGTATTGACTGAATTAATGTATAATTGGTTCTGTCCCGAAGGTGGTAGCATTCTTGACCCTTTCTGTGGTGGTTCTGTTAGAGGAATTGTTGCAGCACATGGTAATCATCAGTATGCAGGTATGGAATTACGTTCCGACCAAGTCCAAGCAAATAGGATTCAAGGATTAGAGATTCTAGGTAATACAGAATTACCTATGCCTAATTGGGTTGTTGGAGACGCACTAGGCATACAGGATAAGATAGGTGGCGAGTGGGATATGGTATTTTCATGCCCGCCCTATGGTGACCTTGAAGTCTATTCAGAAGATGATAGGGATTTATCCACTATGGAACATCACGAGTTTTTAGATTCATATAGAAATATTATTCAGCGTTCTGTTGATATGCTCAAACCTAATAGGTTCGCAGTGTTTGTTGTTGGAGACTTTAGGAATGAAAAAGGATTCTATCGAAACTTTGTAAGCGACACTATTGATGCTTTCCAATCAGCAGGTGCTACCTTATACAACGAATGTATCTTAATCACGGTTGCAGGTAGCCTTCCTATAAGAGTCCACAAACAGTTTGCTAACAATAGAAAGTTAGGAAAAACTCATCAGAATGTTTTAATCTTCTTCAAGGGTGACCCAAAGACTATACAGGATGAGTTTCATTACCTTGATGTTGAAGATAAGACAGAGGATATTGAATGGCTTTAGACTTAAGCGAGTTCAAGCCACTAACATTAGAAAACTATACCGAGTTCTATCAAGGGCTTTCATCTATGACTTGTGGTAGGTTAATTAGATACTATGAATCCCCCCTTAGATTGATGCACCAACCTCATGTATTCAAGTTAGGATATATTGACGATGAATTAGTCGTTCTAAAAGATAGACAGATTATGGGAACTCAAGTATTGTATGCTATCCTACCATCAAGTGATGATGTGGTGAATAAATTAAACGATGCAGGTATTCCTAGCCTCATAGATTATGGGTATTCGAGTGACAAATGTGTGTTTGATAATGAAGAATACATATACAATCTTAGGGCATTCAGCGATAGATACGGGGTGAACAAGAACCAATTAAGAAAGCCATGTAACAAGGCTGAGTCGCTTATCGACTCAGATGCGATAGATATACAGGTTCATTGGGGCAACACCCCATACAAAACGCTAGAATCGTGTAATGCTTTGACCGGCCGATGGTTAAAACAAAGGGATAAGAAATCATGGAAATCTAATTTCTTTATTGACTCGTTCAATGCCTATTCAC